GTGCCCGGCCGGTCACTATTCATAGTTCTGGATAATCATCCAGAACATGGATATACCGTTCGGGGTGTTTTCACGTATGCAACCAGCGACACTAAAGGCCTAACTGACGTGCCGGTACCCGTGATGGACCCTGCAGCGATGCAGGAGTTAACATGGAATACTAGCTCGCTAGCCGAGGTTTTGAACCGGGAGGTTGGTATAGGCTAAGTCCTATACTACTTATCGCCGTCTACAGGGAGGTAGGTATGAGATGGCTGTTCAGGGGTACACGGGGACGTCACGTTCCTAATTCCCGAAAGGGAAGGGAGCAGGGCGTCACCGATGCACTTCTGGCAGCTATCCTAGCCTGCCTCCTTGCAGCGGCGATGAGCCTCAGCGGGGCTGAAGCCGGCGAGTTTCGCGAATGGTTAAATTCCATCCGTGAGCTACTCGTCGTTTTTTAGCCAGCATCCAGAGTATGCTGCCTTGCTGGGCAGCGGACCTCTGGTCGAAAGCTCTCTTAATGATTTCGAGGTGTTCCGACTGGAGCAGATATCCCGCGATTCCGTTCGTGCTCTGACAGGGTGGGTTCCCGCGAGGGAACTTCCTGTTTTAAGCGTTCGCGTCGTCGATGGACCTGCTCCAAGGTTCTACCTTTCGATCAACAAGAGAGTTAAAGGCCAGATGTTCAAGGCCATGATTAGATTCCGTGCGCGTTTAGCCCGTAAGGGCTCCGCGTCGTATTGGGTCTCGTCAAACGCCTTATACCAGCCGGCTTTAGCAAAGCTTCGCCGGCTCGTAGCGCCTCAGATTTCTTCGAGGCGTTCGGCCATGTTGCGTTCGGTGTCTTCAACTCCGAGACCAAGTCCTGAAGTCATCCAGATCCCCTACAAGCAGATCGTCGAGATAAACGGGTCACAAACCCTCAATTTATTTCTTCGGCCTTTTTATAGACGGACTTGGACTGGCGTTAGGACGCCTGGTTTTAAGAGCTTGAAGAAGAGGCAGTATCCGGTTAACCCGCATACTGTCTTTATCGAACATTTAGACGTTGACGTCTTAGTACAGAGCCAAGTACTAAGTCCGAGTGGGGAATACTCCATTCTCGTCGATGCCTTTAGCAACGTGTACGCCGCGCCACCTGAGTTAGGTCACAACGACCTAGCTGAGAACAAAGCAATAAGCAACCTTATTAAGCGAATGAATGTGCAAATTGATGCTAATCTTGCACAGGATTTCGCCCAGATAGGTCAGCTCACGAGATTGATCGCCGGCTCGGCGAGCAAAATTGTGGGATCTGTTACCGCTCTAAAGAAGGGAAACCTTACTTTAGCCGCTAACAGGCTTTTTGCCGGAAGGAACCCACGATTTCGTGGGAAGGGACCCTCCGCTACTAACAGTCTGGCCCAAAATTGGCTGGAGCTGCAGTACGGTTGGAAACCCCTTCTTCATGATATCCACGGTGCCTTCGAGTCTTTGTCCGTATTCAATGAGGACGAGGACTTCGTTCGTGTGGTGACAGCTGTTGGGACAGCAAGGACGGAAGGGACTGGCGTCTATAACTTACGTAATCTGAGTGCATATGGTGCCCGCGGGCGATATCTTGCCAGCGGTAATACCAAGTGCAAGCTGACCGTGAGATACAAGATCCAGGACCCACTCAAGTCTTTTCTGGCTCAAACAGGCTTTACAAACCCAGTCAACCTCGCCTGGGAAATCCTACCATTCTCGTTTGTCGCGGACTGGTTCCTTCCAGTTGGTCCATTCCTGGAGACTTTAAGTTCCTGGGATGGACTTGCTTTTCTGGAGGGGTCCCGTACCCGCTTCACGCGAGAGGTGGTAAAATCCGTAGTCGACTACGCTGGAAGCAGTCCTTTGAACCCGTCGTTGACGGTGATTGATCACGGCGATTATTCTAGGGAGACGGTTAGGTTGGATCGGGTGCGTCTCGCGACGTTCCCGCGCCAAACTTTCCCGTCCCTTAAGAATGGTTTAGCTTCGATCGACCACGCCCTCAACGGTCTGGCTCTTCTCCGGGCTGCTTTCAAGTAGGAGGACAGACTACATCCTCAGTTTTACTAGGGAGTCTTCACAAGATGTCTGCTTTTGCAGCAGTGAAGTTGTCTACTATCCTGGACACGACGTTGTACCCTGCGACGACGTCGGCCACGGTAGCGGATGACACCACTCTCAGCCCCGAACGGATTTCGAACGGGGTTGCTCGGTGGGTCGATCGTGCCGCCACGGCTTACGTCGGCGCGGTCAGCATGACCCTCAGCATTCGGCCTCCTACCAAGGATAGCCGCGTGTCGAAGGTCACGCACATGCTCCATTTCCCTGTACTCGAGACCAACGGCGACTCGTCGGCGTCCGGGATTCTCCCGGCTCCTACGAAAGCCTTCGAGCTCATGTACAAGGCGGAGTGGTTTCTGCCCGAGCGTAGTACCCTCGCCCAGCGGACTTCTTTCTTTTCGCTGGTAAGGTGCTCGTTCCTGGACGGAGTGCAAGCAACGGATGGGACGCCTATCACTGCGACGGCGTCTCCTCTGAAGCAAGCAATCTGGAACCTGGAGACCGTTTACGGTCAGTAAGACGTAAAAGGTCGCGAAACCACACGAAAGGAGTTATGACGTGTCTTCTCAGAAGCATGCCAAAGGCTTCCTTAAAGGAGCCCTGTCCTACCGTGTAGCCTCGGGTTTCGAATCCGAGGTGATCATGGAGTATCTTCAGTCCCTTGATTGTCCTCGAGCCCTTACCGTCGCCATCCTCTATAGAAATATGGAGCATGAGCAGATAGCGGGACTTGAGTTCAATCCTAACCTGTATAGAGATATGCAGGCCTGCCGGGATGCTTACGCCGCCACCAAGTTTCTGTCCAAGTTCACCGGTCTTCAGATGAACCGGGACCTAGACCTGGTAGCGTTGACAAAGTTTCGTGAATTCGAAGCTTTGTGTAAGCAGACTAATCGTCGTTTTAGGAACTTGGGTAACGACCCGCTTTATCGCGGTATCGTCGTCCGACTGCATGATGCAGTCGTGCGAAAAATATCCTCGATCCTGGGCGACTTTGATGCCGAAGAGTTCTTCATGATGCCAGACTGGGGCCCTGGCGCGACTACGTTGATAAAGCGTAGAGACGCCAGTCCAGCCAAAAAGTTCCAGTGTGAAACTGGAATAACACGTGATCTGTACGACCTTATCCCCTTCGAAACGCTCGAGGTATGTTACCCCGCGTGGAGTAGAATACTCCGGAAGAATACGTTTCCAACGTATGAAACCGGGAATAAGGTGATCACTGTGCCGAAGGACGCCTCAACCAATCGAGTTATCGCCGTGGAGCCAGGAATAAACCTCTGGTTCCAAAGTGCAGCTGGCGAGATGATTGGTAACAGGCTACGGAGGCGTGGTGTCGACTTACGCTGGCAAAGCAAGAATCAAAACTTATCAAGAG